ATGGCGATTGATGCAGAAACTTTCCGATGGTGTGTTGGCGGATACTTCGTTGCAATGGGGGTGGTAACCGGTGTTGCATATCACGATCCCAAGTTTTTCCTCAGTTGGGTTTTCAACAGGTTAACTGGCGCGGCAATAATAATTTATGTTGTTGTTTGTTCTTTTTGGATAGGCGCTAAAGTCGTAAAAGATTATGTAAGAAATAAATTGTCCGTCCCAAGCGGCCAATTAGAAGGCTTTATTAAGTCTTATGAAAGCGGAACCGATGTTTTGCAATGGTTAATTATCGGCTGCCTCATAACATTTTTCTGGTGTGTAGCCTTGCATAGTCTTTCAGTAGCACGACAAAAAAACTAAAAGGCTAAAAGATTCAGCATGCCGATAACTAATTATGATTTTTTCAGTTTCCTAATTTATGTACACATCTTCACAGCCCGCGCCGCTCCTGGTATCGCGGGCTTTTTACTGCCCACCGCGCCCGCCTCTCTGGATCTTCACAAAGTCACGTAAAGTTAATTTTACCTTTACATTACAGTTACTTGCGCTTTTCTCCGGATCCTTTTTAGATCCTCAAAACTGAAAAAAGGTGAAATTCTTTTCAATCTTTTCATTTTGCGTTTTCACGCAAAGGCCCAGTGGCGGCGCGGGCTGGCGATACCGTTTGTAAAAAAACAAAACTGAAAAATTTTTGCGATCCAAAACTTGCAGGCGGGTGCGGTGTAGTGCCGTTTTTGTCTGCGAACGTTTTATTTTGTGGGGCTGCGGCTGCGCCAGCGCAACGAGGCGGGCGCGATCGGTTTAAGGGGTGGCGGTGCGTGGTCTGGCGGCTGCGTGCGCCGTGGTGCGTTCTGTGCAGGTTTATGACGGGCGTAAAAAAGCCCGCGCTGCGGCGGGCTGTGTGATGTGGGTCAGGCGATTATTTTTTCGTACTTGCTGCGGGTCTTCGTGGCCTGCGTTGCTGTCTGTGTAAATTCTGCGGCGCTGGTCGGCGCGCCGGTGCCAGGGTGCGAATGACTGGCGCACTGGCTGGCCAGCTGCGCCAGCAGGTCTATTGTTTCCAGCATCATCTGTAACGTGTTTACGCCCTCGCTGCCGATATGCACCGTTGGCCCCATGATTTGCTGACCACCTGCAGCAATGCTTTTGCGCAGCTGCGCGATTTTCTCAACAAGCCCGCCCCCGGTCTGCGTCTCGATGTTCCCCTTAACGCGTGTGGTCTGCTGGCCGTCAATCTCCGTTTCGGCATCACCCTCCACACGGGCCAGAAACTTTCCGCTGGCTGCGATGGCATAATCGCCGGTGGCCACATGCTGAACGGCTCCGGCCATCAGCGTGGCCGTACCCAGTACCGTGGTTTTATCGGTGGCCTTAATCGTGGTTTCACGGCTGACCAGCTCGCGGCTTTCCTGGTCTGCGGTCACTTTGCGGATCATGGACGTTTCGCGGATGGCCTGGTCGGTCTTGCGCTCCCAGTCACCGGCCTGCGTTACCCGCTGCGATACTTCTTCGCGCTGCTGTTGCAGCTGCTCGCCCGGCTTCACATCCGGCAGGCTTGTGCCGTCCGCCACGGTCTGGCGGATAAAAGGCTTATCTGCCCGGCCACCGGTAAAGCCCACCTCTACCAGCGTACCTTCTGGCGGGAACTGAAAAAGACCGGAATCATTGCCAGCCATCGGCACCGGCAGCGGTACGGCGGAATAGACCGGCGTGTTGTTATCCGGCTTGCCGTCTGCGTCAAGCAGCTGCACATCAACGGCATAGCGCGGGCGGAACGGATCGGCAAAATTGCCGCTTGTCACCGGCTCACTGTGCGCCACTACCCTGGCGAACTTCGGCAGATGCAGCCCGGACGCCAGCTCCGGGTAATGGGTTTCAATCTGGCGCTGTGCCGGAGTTTTCTGCAACGGCTTGCCGGTGGCCTTGTTGCGCGGCGTCCATGTGATGGCCATGTTGTCATTTTGCAGGTTTACTTTTGTTACCCGCTCGCCGTTCACCTCCACACCGGGCCGCAGGGTCTGCACCAGAGGAATGGTCATGGTGTTGCCACCTGCCGCGCCCTGGTTGAAGTCTGCCGGAATTTCGACGGGTCGCCCGGCAAACAGCGCCTTTTCTGCGCCGCCCAGATACAGCGAACCATCCGGCAGCTGATACCACACATAATCATTAATCCCGAAAGCGCGCCCCAGATTATCCAGCAGCTGAAAGCCCGTGCCGGAATGGGTGAAGTGCGGAATCGGCTTGTCGCTGTAGTCGGCATCCGGCACCGTCAGCGTGATGCCGCTGTGTTCCGTCAGCCAGCTGGCGATTTCGCGCAGCGTGGGGTGCTGGAATGAACACGGCCAGCCGCGTTCAAACACGCCGACCAGCTCACGAACAAAAAGACGCTGGAAACCTTTTTCGGCGGGCTGCGAGCGCTCCACATAACCGGTAAACCAGCGCAACACTAAATCGCTGTAGCCCACATCAAGCCGGACAAGCTTGCCGGTGTAGTCGGTGTCAGTTTCCACCGTGATAAATCCGCGCCCGCAGCTGTTCAGCTCAAGCACCATATTCACATCAACCAGATGCACCTCATCCGTGGACAGGTGCAGGCGTTTAACAGGCTTCATGCTTACCCCAGCGCATCGTTAACGGGTTTCAGAACCCGGCTTTCAAACCATGACAGCTTTTCCGCATCCTCTCCGGCGCTCGCCTGGCCACCGGCACCACCTCCGGCCCCGGCCTTCTGGGTTTTGCTGTCCGTTCTGGCTGTCGCCCGCGCCTCGCGCTTTTCCTGAACGCTGAGATGTTCGGTAAGGGTGAACGTAACCAGCCAGGACATGCGCCCATCCTGCGGCGGCGCGTCCACCGTGCCGGTAAACGTGGCCTCACGCAGATTCACGGCACGGGCCACCTCATTGGCCACGCGGTAAACCTGCCGCTTGCCGCCCGCGTCGGTGGCGTTCGCCAGGGCAAAAATGCGCGCCAGCGTGTCAATCTGTTTAAACGGTACTTCGCCGTTGACGCGCAGTTCTTTGCCTTTGGCACCCTGCTCGGCTTTTGTGGTGGCGCTGGTCTGCCCGCTCTGGTCTTTGTCAGCAAACTGCTGGCTTAACGTCACGCGCATGTTTTTCAGCGGGATAGCTTCGCCATTAAGCGCCAGCGTTATTGTCGAACTCATGGATCATTCCTTTAATTCCGTCGAGATTATCACCGGCCAGCATCATGGCCGCGCTGTGTACGGCGGACAGCTCCGGGATGCCCTGCATCAGCGCCCGCGTGAGTGTTGCCGCATCCCCTTTCGCCGTGAATACCCAGGCGCGGGCACTTTTTCCGGTCAGTTGGGTAAGCCCGTCCGCCACCTCAGAAAGCAGACTGGCGCGCTGCGCTGTGAACCCGGCCAGCGCGCTTTTAATGCCGCCCATATCGATCCCGGCGCTGGCCGCCTGTTGGGCGCTGGCCACTGCTCTGGCATTCATCACTGCGCGGCTTGTCGGAACGGAAAGCGGCAGCGCTGCCGGCAGGCCGCTTTCACCTCGCGCCGGCAGCTGCATTCTGACCGTGGCCAGCTCCGCCGCCGAACGGGCAAGGCGGCTCACCTGGGTGAACGCGGGCGCGGGAAAAACCTGCGTCAGCGCGTCAAGACGGGTAATAAAATCAGCCTGCGTCTGCCCGGTCACGAGCATAACCACCACATCACGCACGCCCGCCGCGCTGGCCAGCTTCCCGGCCAGATATGCCACGGCATTAGCCGGGCTTAAGTACGCGCCGTTATCGGTCTGCTGACCCACCCCGTAAAGCCACGGATGGGCCGGAACGATGGCGCAGCTGAGTGATGAAAACGCATCAGAAAAAGCCAGCCTGGCTTCACGCCACATTTTCCGGCACCTCCGGCCACTCGATATCCTCCACGCCGGAAAAGACCAGGCGATTCAGGCGCACGCGGTAGGTTTTCCACGCCAGCAATTGCGCCTTTTCCACATCAGTGGCAACACCCAAATCATCCGCATCCTGCAACGGGGCGATTTTACCCGCCGCCATTACCAGCAGTTCGCTGCGTTTACTTTCTGCCTGAGCAATAATTTCCTGTTCCGTAAACTCGCGGGGTATGATTTTTTCTCCGTTCCACATCCATTCCCCGTAATTATTCAGACCATCCGGCACATCAGCGGATTTAACTTCCGTCACGGAAAGACCGGACGGAAACAGGCGCGAGGCATCAGCATGAAACGAGCGTATAATGCCGTTATCATCAAAACAGATTTTCATTGTGTCAGCCTCAAAACGCGACATATGGTAATACCAGTCAAGGCCATCTTCGGTTTGCAGATAAATAGCCGGAATCATTAAATCTATATATTCCGGTGTATATTGTTCAAAGCTTTTTAATGTCAACATTATGCCGTGTGTCCGATAGTCATCCAGCCTACTGCCGGATAATATTTTTGTATAGGTCGATAAAAAAGCGTGTCATTAACCGGCTCGTCACCTTCTGCGTTATAACCGGTTAGCACACACCCGCCCGGCACGCGCTGCCATGCATTTTTTGCAATAGTGAAGGAACCTTCAGCTCCTAATGACACATCACTAACAAAGTTCTGCCGAACCCATGCTGTCGATGAATAGTTATTTATAACCCAGTCAGTACGCGCAAGCTGAATAATATTATTGGAGGCGATACTACGGATATATGGCGCGTTTTCGCTGCCCCCAATCAACCCCACCCAGTTAACGCCGTCCCTTAACACATACCGCGCATCGAAATTACTATAACTACCAGGGGACATCACGCCGGGAGCTTTAAAATCGCCGGTTACAGGATCAAATAACCATTCTTTGGAAACGCCGTTATCTCCGATAACCTGAATAATTCCCTGCGCGAACCGGGCATCGCCATATGTCAGCATCCCGAGACTTACCGCCGTGCCATATCCGTAAGTATCAGTATAAATAATGCCCTTAATAATTGGATGATACTGGCTTGCGCCTTTTAATGCTGCGTACCCGTATTTTTTCATGAACGGAGCGGCGGCATTTTTGTACTGTTCAGCAAAAGACCCTGCCCCCTTCCACTCTGCGCCTTTTACATTAAAATTAAGGGCATCATCAATATAAGCGGCAGTACCTCCCGCAGTTGATAAAGCGCCAATTTCTGCCGGTGTCGGCTTACGATTTGTTGAATAAACTTCTGCCCAGCTGGCCCACGGTCCGTTACCGTTCCATGGCCCCGTCAGGCCCCGGATAAATTTCCGGCTTTGCGAATACGTGGTGTACTCCTGCACGCAACCGTAAGCCGCTGGCGTCACGGTCAGAGTACCGGACAACTGAATCGGATAATGAAACTCTGTTTTGGCGTTCGCATCATAGTCCTGGCAGTAAATCCCGATGTGTTCAGGCTGGCCCAGTGTGTTCAAATCTACCGCAAGCGGCCTTTTTGTAACCTGTAAGGCGTTTACAATGCGCGAATCATCCCCCGCCGCCACGGTATCCGCCTTTGAACCCACATCCAGCAGCGCAGCGCCCTTAAGTTTCAGGCTTTCCCGCGCCTTGCTGACGTCCTGCAGATCGGCCAGATTTTTTGATTTTTCCAGGAACAGGCTGCCTTTCGGGCGCAGGTCGGTGATTGTGCCGTCCGCCTCAATCCGGGCCACGGCAAAAACGTAATGTTTAACGCCGTTCTGCTCGTAGTTCGCAAGCGTCTCCGCCACGGTGACTTTGCTTTCCACGCCCCATACGCTGGTAAGCGAACCGCGCCACGCCACATCCAGCCAGACGCTGACCGGCTTTGTCGTGACAGTGATATCCAGCGGTTGCGGCAGCTCTGAACGCAGCCCGGCAACGTAGCCCACACCCGGCGAAACGGAATACTGCGCGCCGGTTTTCACGACCTGATAACCGCTACCAAAAAACGCCGCAGGCCCGTAAAGGTCGATATTTTCCACGCGGGTGCGCTCGTCGGCACCGTCAAGGCGCGCCGTAAAATCAATCTGCCACGTATCCGCAGGCGTATTAATGGCCGTCTCGTTAGCTGCGCCGTTGTATTCCATCAGGAAAGAACGGGTAAGCACGTTGCCCTGCTGGCCCGCTGCCGTTTTAATTTTCTGCTGCACCGGCGCATGAACAATCATCGCCAGCGTGCCGGAAGCGCGGTTAACAAGCCCGATCCAGTTAAAGGAAAAATCGCCGGTAGTGGCACTCAGCACCACTGAATACACCACAGCATTTTCATTAACCAGCCCGGTTTTCGTCACCGCCTGGCGGTGAACAATCATTGACGCATCCGGTAGCGTTTCCGCCCGGTCTACCGGCGCGGACGTATTCAGCCCCGGCACGTTGGCAAACACAAATTCATCCAGCACAACATCAGCGCCCGTCGCGGCCTGCTGTGCCTTCCATTGCTCAAAAGCGTATGTAATAGCCGTTTGTGACATAAGTTCCTCTTACAGTCTTGCGCCGAACGTGGCGGCGGGCTGCTCAACCGGCAGGCTTGCGGGATAACAGACGTATTCGCCCTGGTCCCAGCCCGCACGGATAATAAATTTTTGTGTGGTCATGACTTCAAACTGATAGCGGCGGCAGGTTCGCCCGTACTGGCGGATGATCTGCAACATCAGTTCCGGGTTGTCAGCCAGCTGGCCATCTGTCACCCGGACGGTGATAACGTCCCATTCAATGCCGGGCTGGCGCTCCAGTAATTCCACGTAACCAATGCCCAGCCGTTCAAAAATGCTGATAAAACCCGCCACCGAACCGGCATCACGCGCATTGATAAACGCATATGCCACACGCCTGCGAAAAAGCGTCAGCGGCTCACCGTTAAAGCGCGTCACGTCGCGGTCATACGCCAGCAGGTTTAACAGCGCTTCGGAGCAGGTCAGCGGATCAAACTGGCTCACCGGCCACGTTACCCAGCCGTACACCTGCGACCAGAATTTACGGGCGGCGCGCAGCAGCGCCCCCGGCTCGCCTTCACTCATCCAGAAAGGCAGGGTTAACCCGGCCAGCTTTTTCATAAAATCAGGCATTGGCGAGGCTCACGGTTAAACTTTCCAGTCGTGGCACGTTCAGCCCGCTGACAATATCGGTCAGCGAAAAGGCCAGCGAATCAATCGCGGCAAACTGCCGGTGCAGCTCGCGCCCCAGATTGGAAAAAGAGAAGCGCGAAAAGGGCCATGTTTTCTTCACGTCAAAATCGTTGTTTTCACGAAACGCACAGCGGATCAGGTTTTCGACCCCGGTGCGCAGCGCGTTTTGCTCGTCGTCGGTCAGATTGGCCAGGCTCGTGACGTAGACCGTTACGTCCAGGCTGTGCCGGGTTTCCGGCATCGCAAAACACTGCATGTCATCGCCGTGTCCGTGGTGGCCCTGCGTGGTGATGTAATCATTCACCGCCTGAATAAACGGCTCAGACGTGACACCCGTATCAAGCAGCAAATATGCGTTTGCTGTCCCCGGCCCGCGTGGCGCCTCATGCTCAAAGAAAATGCGGTCGATACTGAGTCCGGCCACGCCTGCAATCATGGAGCGGTAAACCGCATCGGTGTGATAACTCCCCACCAGGTTAAACTGGTTGCGGCAGCGCTCGCGTAACTCGTCGTCGCTTTCCTCATCCGCGCCCGGCACGGTCAGCCAGTCGGCTTCGTTGGCCACATGGCTGATACCTGCCACGGCGGCGGGTAAAATGCGGTAATAGCCCGGCGCGAGGTTAAATGCGCCACCGGTGGCGGTAGCCTTCACCGGGATCAGCGCGCTGGCCGTGTCGCCGGTGATGGTAAAATCTGCCGTGGTGGCCAGCTCGTACACCGTGCCGTTAATCCGTTCCGTCTGGATAAGCGTTCCCGCCTTCACCGTGACCACCGCCCCGGCGTCAGTCTTGAAGAAGCGGATCACACCCTCCGCCGCCGTGGCCGGTTTCGCCGTGACGTTCACCGCCCAGGCAAGCAGGCGCAGCAGCTGGCCGGATGCCGTGGCAACAAACATATTGGCCAGCACCGTGCCGACCAGCACATCCTTAAGCCACAGCACTGGCGTTGTGACGATGGCGGTAATTAACCGCCAGAACGGTGACATGCTGGATGTGTTGGTGATTAACCCCTCATCCTGCACGATGGTATTAAAGCGCTCGCGTAATGCCTCTTTTGTGGTCGGCATACCGCTGGCTTTCACCACTTCTTCAAAATCAACCTGCGGCTTCTCCGTCATAAGTCAGCCCTCACCGATACCGCCCCAAAATCCCACGTACTGGCCGTGATCCACAGGCGCGAATTGCTTTCTTCGTTTATCAGCACCGTGCCGGGTTCGATACGTTCATCGCCTTCAATCAGCAATTCCAGCTGCGTTAAAATATCGGCGCGCAATGTGGGGCTGCGCTCCGCTATTAATTCCGTTGCCAGCCCACTTTCAAGAATGGAATGAACAATATCCTGCCCGATACTTTTGCTGTTATTACACAGCACCGGCTCATTACCGGGATTAAGGGTAAAATTGCGCCCCTCAATTAATAAATCAATATATAAAGGCTCACTCACGCGTTAAGCTCCTGCCATTCCATTAATTGCCCCGGCGATAATGTTTCTTTCGGGTAAATGTTTACCGTGCCGATTTTTTTGCTGTTATCCGTTACTGATTTTGCGTTGCTGTTAATCGTTTTAGCGATCCCGCCTTTATCAATATTTTTTACCTGCCCGCCCGTTGAAAGCGTATTCCCCGTGACAGGCGAACCGCCGCCCTCACCCGCAAGGGAAATATTGACACCGGGAAGTTTATTCAGCTTGCCGACAATCCAGTTCCAGGAGTTCAGAAAGCTGCCTTTAATTTTTGTCCATATCCCATCGAACATATTCACTATGCCGTTGGCCATTCCTGCCAGCGCGTCTTTCGCGGAGAAGTTTTTAAACAGCGACGTGAAATTCTCCCAGCCCGCAGTAATACGCTGCCATGCTGCAGCGAAAATACCTGCCACCCATTTCACCGCACCGGCAACCACCTCAAACGCTGCGGTATTCATTACGGCCGCCTTGATGGAATCCCAGTGTTTAACCAGCATCCAGCACCCGGCAACCAGCAGGCCAATCGCGCCGATAATCAGCAGCACCGGCCAGCTCATCAGGTTAATGCCCACCCCGGCAGTGATAGCCGCCATACGCACGGCCAGCAGTGTGCCGCGCAGCGCAACCAGCATCAGGTTCCAGGCGGCAACCCCCGTTCTGGCAAGCCACACGGCGGCGGTGAACAGGCGCACCGGCAGCATGACCGCATACCACAGCGCCTTTAAGCCCGTCAGCATGATGGACGACACACCCAGCACGATATTGGCCGCCGCGCCCACCGCCGCGAACCCCAGCACGGCCAGCGCGACATAGCCCACCACCCGCGCAATGTTCGGGAAAATCTGCATCCAGCGCGCAAAGGTCTGCCCCATATCCGCCAGGCGGTTAAGGAACGGATACAGCACCGGCACAAGCGTAAGCCCGATCACGGTCTGGACAGCCTTCAGGATTTGCACAAAGCGATCCCACGGCTTAACCATCTTCGCAGCCATTTCCTGCGTGCGTTTAAGCCCGTCAGCGCCGCCCAGTTCGGTAATATTGCGCTGCAACAGCGCCACGTTGCCGTAAAGCTGCTTAACCACTGCTGAACTGTCCCCGAAAGCCTCATCCAGCTCCGCCTGCGCTTTGAGGTTTCCTTCCAGGCTCTTGCCGTATTTGCCCTGTAATTTCGTGAGCATTTCCGGCATCGAGAGAATGTGACCGCTGGCGTCCTGAAAGGACAGGCCCAGTTTTTTCGCGCCTTCAATTGCGCCGGTCATAAAGCCTTCATAGGCGCTGCTGGCTTCACTGCCCAGTGTGCGGTTTAACTGCCCCAGCACGGCCAGCTGCTCATCAATCCCGATATTGAAGTTTGTGCCGACGCCGCGCGCGCCTTCCATCAGGTCTTTGATGGCCCCCATTTCGACGCCGAACGCCTGGCGCATGTAGGCCATTTTCCCGGCCAGCTGCTCGGCAAACTGCACCTTGCCCAGCCGTTCCGCGTCGCTGCGGAAGTTGGCAAACATCTGCCCCATAAATTCCGCCGTATCGGCAGACGTCGCTTTAAGGGCAAACGCCAGCGTATTGGCGATGTTCGTTACCTTCGGCAGCTCTGCGCTGGTCAGCCCGTCAATTGCGCCGCTGATTTCCGCCGTGGAGTTCACAAAATCCACCGCGCTGGCGCCGTAGGTCATGGAAAAGCGCATCGCGTCGCGCTGCACGGTTTTAAGCGCGCTGCTGTCCACGCCCCGCGCCGATGCCTCATTAAGGGCGTCGTACATTTCGATAGCAGGGCCGAGCGCCCCTTTTACCGTTTCCGCCACGCCCCACATGGCCAGCCCGCCAACGCCGATACGCTTAAACGCCTCTTTTGATTTATCCGCAAAGCCCGTAACAGAATTTTGCGCCTGTTTTAACGGGCGCGTTAATTTGTCGATAAGGCTTAATGTAAAATCCAGCTGTTTCATTCAGCGCCTTTAAAAGCTGTGCCAATACCACTGGCAACCGCCACGGACATATTTTCCCAGTAGCGGTTATCCAGCCAGATGGCGGCGGCGATATCATCAATATTATCCTGCCCGGACGGCAGATAATGACGGCGTAAAATTAAATACTGGTCGAGTCCATTTTGTTCAATCGCCTGGACTCGCTTTGTCAGTTTTTTACTTCGATTTCCAGCTCAGGCGCGTAAATCTCGTTAATCTTGCCGACCAGTTGCAACGCTGCGCCCGGACGTTTGATAATTTCCGCCAGCGCTTCTTTGCTTTCCGCCGCCACAATGCGATTAAGATAGTTATTCGCAGGCGCGACTTTATTATCCATCGCCATTTCGTTAATTAATTTGTTATAGGCGGTCTGGTTCGGCTCAAAAATAATTTCAGTACCGGAAACAACAAGTTTAATTTGTTCCATTTAATAAATTCTCTCTTTGATTAATTTCGTCAACAAGCTGGTTATGGCGTGCGGCGCACTGCCCGTACAGCTCAAGATAAAGCGTTATTAATTCCGCCGCGTCTTTGCCTGTTGTTCCGGTCAGGCGCGGCAGCTGCGTGCTGCATTTAGTTTTCAGGTTTTCCTGATAACGCACGTTCGGCACTGGCGGCGGCGTCGTTGTACATGCTGACAAACTCGTCAGACAGACAGCGATTGGTAAATACCGGCTTAACCAGCTCCGTGCGAATTTCACGCGGTGGCGCATTGCGTAAAGCCTCCAGTTTTTCTTCCAGCGCCCGGCCTGAATTGCTGGCCACGTCCTGTAACTGCCTGCCGGTGGCCGCTGCGGTTCGCTGAATGGTCAGGTCGAGGCTGTCACGCTGCCAGCCTGCGGCCTTCCAGCCCCCGGCGAACGCCAGCGCCAGGGCAACAATTACCGCCAGCGTGGCCCGGTTCATCAGCGAACCCCTTCATGCTCAAGGCTAAAGTGATTGCCGTCAGGGTTGGTTTTAAAGCGCCCGCCCCAGCTGCCGCCCAGCGATTCCCAGTATTCACCCAGCGGCAGGTAATCTTCTGAACGCGTGGCGTATTTGCCATTAATGAACAGGTTAAAATCCACAGCCAGGCGCTTCGTGTGCAGGCTGTTGGAAATGCCACTGCCTTTTTTCGCGTTAAGCGCGGCCTGCTCCGGCGTGCGGTATGCTTCGCCAAACGTCAGGCGATAGCCCTTTTCTTCCGCCCAGTGGATCAGATTTGCCACCATGACGGTAAACAACTGCTGTTTTTCGCTTAAGGTCACTTAATTGCCTCCTTTACTCAGAAACCCGCCGATACCTTTTTTACGCAGCCAGGCTTCAACACCATTAAGGCCCAGAATGCCCAGACCCGAACCGATGCCAGCCACCGCTAACGGGTGAATATCCGGCACAAGGTACAGCGCCACGCCTGCCATCAGTGAAAGCGCGCTGCCAACGATTACACGCCCCAGCACAAGGCGCGCCGTGATGGGTTCATTGCTGTTTAGCATTTTGCCCAGGGCGATAAGCCCGCCCATGATGATCAAACCCCAGAAGGTTTTTTCGTAGTCCTGCATCCCTTTCCCTTACCCGATAAGGTTTTCAGTGGCTTCCGCTTCCAGATACGGGATGCCGTCAATGTTGATAAAACGCGGGTCAGTCACCAGAAACTTAAACTTACGCGTCGAAACCGCCCCGCCCTTCGGATCGATATCCAGAAGGTTGCTCAGGTTCAGCTTGCAGCCGAACGCTTCAATCTTGACTTCCTCATCACCGGCTTTCGCGTAGAAAAGCAGATCAACGGGCGGGATGCCGCGCCATGAACCGTATTGCTGCGCCAGCCCCTTAAGCACCGCAACGGCTTTCACGCTTAATTCCAGTTCTCCTTCTGCGGAAACATCGCCATCGACATAGCCATCCGGCACGCCCCTGGTCTGCGCTGCCGTGGTGTTGTCGGTGATATCCAGCGTTGCCTTTTCAACGTGGACAAGTGAACTGTCCACGTAAACATCAAAAGACATGCCCGAAATGCGCTTGGTCATGCGCTGGCCTCCAGACTCTGATCGAGTAACAGGCTGATCGAGATTTGCAGCGGCACTTCATACGTGCGCACCACAATATAAATTTCGACCTGCTTTTTCGTTTTCCAGACGATAGACACATCGCCATCCTGCGGCGGTTTCACCTCGCCCGGAAACGTCACGCCGTTGATTTCAGCGGCTTTTGACATTTCCCGCAGCGGCTTCGCAAAAAGCGACTGGTGCGCCGCGATACTGCCCGGCGTGCTGTTCAGCGAGCGATCGCCGATTTTGCCAATCGCCAGCAGACGCACACGGCGGGCGGCTTTGTCTGCAATGCGCAGCGTTTCAATGGACTGATAATCCCCGCCTTCCACATCCAGCGTGCGCCCGTCCGACCAGTAGAAACCGTCATAGTCCGCATACCACATCGGCACGCTGTAGCGCTGCGCCTCAAGCGCCCGCAGGGTTGCCAGCTCCACCACCGCGCCGGTGCCATCCTCCGGCATTTCATCGCGGCCCATGTTCAGCAGCGCGCCCGTTTTTACACGGGCCGGGCTGTCTGCAATGGTCACGGCGCGGTTACACAGACGCCCCGCCAGAACGCCCGGTTCATTGCCCCAGAGGCGGGGAACCAGCTGCACCGATTTTTCAGCAATACCGGCCTGCAACGTGGACAGGCGCTCCAGATAATCCGCCTGGCTTTCGTCGGCCTGCATACCCTGCACAGCCAGGATGAACCACACCCAGCGGCCATATTTCGCAATCAGCGTAGATCGCAGCGTTGCCGCCTGGTTAATGGTGGCTTTGTCGGCCACATCATCCGACAACACCACGCCTTCCACTGAGCAGGAAACCTGTGCGGCTTCCACTGCTTTTACCCAGGCATCCGGCTCACCGTCTGCGGCCAGCGGATGCACAAAGGCCCACCAGTTTTGTCCCGCATTGGCCTGCGCCGCCTTAATGTCATTTTTCAGCGGGCTGTCAGCCGCCCCCAGAAGCGCATCAAAATCCGTCTGCGCAGTCACGGCCAGCGTCTTGCCGGTATTGGTTTTTCCCGTACCGATAAACAACACCACACGCTCCACCTCACTGGTTTCGCCCTGTAGCTGGTTTACCTGGTTCACGTCCACACTTGGCCAGGTCATACTTTCCCCTTGATATCCTGCGCATTAACATCCCAGCCAAAGCCAATGGCCTGTAGCTGGCGCGCCAGCGCCTTGTTAAATTCTTCGTCGCTCATGCCCAGAAAGGCACGGGCTGGAAGGTCGATTGTCCAGCTTGTTTTTACTGCCTTGCCGCTCAGTTTGCGGATCAGCAAACCAGCCTGCGCATAGGGCATCGTTTCCGTGATTTCGCGGTAAGTGGGCTTTTTAAGCCGCTTCCCGCGCTTCACCTGGTAGCCCAGCGCCCGCAGCTTTTTGGCCTGGGCGACGGTGGCAAGCTTGCCCGGCTCCGCCTGGCGGGGTTGTGAACTGCGGCTTATCCGCGCCCTCATGCCGTTTTGCTGGGTATATCCCACCGCCCCCGCCGAAACAGGCGTTTCGCCGTTTCGATACCCGCCGCCCTGCAAATACACCCTCACCGCGTCGATTTCCGGCATTTCCCGGATGTGGAGCAGCTTCGGCATATTGCGCAGCATCTTCCCTTTGCGCTTCGTTTTACGGCCCGGCCACGGCTCGCCGTCAGGCGATTGCTGGTTGCGAACGTTGCGCTTCGCTGCGGCTATCAGCCCGTATTTAGCGAGTCGCCACAGCAGCCGCTGGCGCTTTTTCGGCGGCAGCTCCAGACTGGTCAGCGCGGCGCGCAGCTCGGCCAGCTGCTTTTTGTTAAGCTCACCGCCGACAAACATCACGCTTCCCCTATTGGCGCGCCGGTTTCATCCGTTCCGTAGACCTTCGCGCTAAGCGCCGTCCAGATTTCCGGGTTAACCAGCGTCCAGCGCTCACCGTTCCAGGGTATTTCACCTTTTGCGTCCCTGCGGATCACAAGCTCCTCAACCAGCGGCATGGTAAGCACCACCGTGGCGTTTTTTTCATCCTCAACCGAAACATCCCAGTCAGGATCGGCGTCGGTGATGCCGATATCTTCCGCCGCCTCGCTGCCGTACTCATCCAGCCAGGCAAGCAGCAGCGCAACAAGCAGCTGCGGCGGACAGAGGCGATACGGGAAACGCTCCCAGCTCAGCACGGCGCTGTAGCGGATAATCGCCTGCCGGTACTGGTCGAGGCCCAAATCTTTCGCCGCTGGCACTATCTGCATTTCATCGATAACGCTGTCGAACCGCTCGCAGGCGCGGGGCGGCACGTTTTCTTCAAAAAACGCGACCAGTGATTCAAGCTGTGTCTGGTTCATACTTTTGCCACCGTTGCCCGCTTAAGCCCCTTCATGCGCCGGATAGCCACCGAGGCTTCGGCAAGCAACCCGGCGCGCGTTTCTTCACTTTCCTGCCCCGGATGGGTATCACGCCGCCCGATAGTGGCGAACTCACCCAGCAAATCCGCTTTAGCGCGGGCAAAAACCGCTTTCGTGTACTGCGCGCAAAGCCCGTTAATCCCCGCCATTGTCACGCCCGGCACATCCGCCGCAGCGGCATACCCCTGCGTTTTGTGCTTCGCCTCCACGCTGACCAGCTCCGCATTGACTTCCATCACGGCGGTAATCAGCGCCTGGGCGAGCGTGTCCGCCTCCATATCTGGCGGCAATGCGCGCTGGGCCTGAAAATCTTTCAGGTTTAAATCCGGCCAGAAGCCGTTATTGGTCAGCGGTTCATCCTGATAATCCAGCGGCTTTCCGCTAAACATAAATCCCCCGAAATAGGCGGGCTGACCGGCATCCACGGCGCATTACACGTCAGTGTTTTGCCCTCCGCCGCGCCCGCCTGGCTTGCGGTAGTCGTTATTTCGTCAGGCTGCGGATACGGGCACCAATCTGCGCCCGCATCGTGCCCACCCCGACGCGTTTATAAATTTTTTCCGCCGACGCCAGCAGGGCATCAGCCTTTTGCAGCGTGTCCACATCTTCCAGCGCCGTGGCGCGGGGCTGGCCTTCGTCGTCACGCAGCAAAAGCAGCCCGGCGAACTTGAACCACTTCGCCGTGATTTGCTCATGCAGCCGCCAGCGCTGCGTGACCTTCTCAAAGGTCTGTGAAAAATACGGCTCCACACTTTCACCCGCCGCCGCAGTCGCCTCCGCCCAGTTCAGGACGGTATCCGCCACAAACGCCGGGAAATGGCTGCGGATGTTCTCCGGCGTCGGCTGCTGCTGCTCAATAGCGATATCTGCCCAGGCCAGCGCCCGCTCAAAGTCGCCCGCGTCAAACAGCCACACCACGCACCAGGCGAAAACCGGGTTCGGGTAGACTTTGCCGCCTGCCAGATAGCTTTCTACAGTCGGCATCCATTTCGGCAGCAGCACATCACGCTTGTACGCTTCACGGTCTGCGATAGTCGGCAGGCCGCGAACGTGGGCGACATCGTTATTCAGCGCCTGAATCTGCAAATGCAGGCTTTCGGCACGCTCCACGGCCTCACGGCGAAATAACTGTTGTTCCATCGCAATGCGCTGGCTGTGACGCTGGGCGGGTGAAAGTGCCATTGATTAGCCCTCCACCGGCTCGGTGACGGTTCCGATGGTCACGGCGTTTTCATCAATCGCCGCGTACAGCTCCGGCACTTCAACGGCATAACCTTCATTGCGCAGGTATTTGTTTTCAAACTGCTTGCGGTCATCCACAAATTCCGCCTTGCGCTGGCGCGTACCGCGCTGGGTGTAGATGTGAAGGTTACTGAGCGGCGTCACCACCATGCGTTTGCCCGGCATGAACGGCGGCACGATAGCCGGACGGCCTGCAATGGTACTGCCCAGCATCTGCGCCGCGATTTTCTCGCTGGGGCGGTCAGCTGACTGGTAAAGGCGATACTGCTCGGCGGCCACCAGGTCAGCACCAACCAGCACGACCAGACGCGGGTCATTGCGATACTGTTGCGGGATTTTGTCGTTGATAAGGTCGGAGGCCATCGCATCCAGCGAGCGATAATCGCCCTTATCATCCAGAACCACCGGATCGGTAATAATTTGCTTACCGCCTTCAAAGTCTTTCATGCGCTCATGCCAGCCGATGTTTACATCTTCGCCGTTCGGGTTTTTAACCGGATCAGTGGTTGCGGCTGCTGTCTTACCGTTAAAGCCGATACGCAGCATGTCCAGCGCAAACGCCTGATTAGAGAAGGTCTGCACGAGGTTAAAAAATTCATCTTCCGACTTGCCGGAATTAGCCCAGACAGACAGCAAATCCCACTTAAGCGCGGCGCAGGAATCGGTTTCGACCAGCTTGTACTCATTACCATCGACGCCCACACGGCGCATAAAACGCCCTTCTGCTGCGCGCCCTGTATGCAAGGCCGACGCCCCCACAGAAACCACCTGGCCGGAAAGCTGATCGACGTCTGCGCAGTAAATCAGGTCGAGAAACTCAACCGATTCCAGCAGCGCCAGGCGCAACGCTGTTTCGTTCGGGTCAGTCAGAGAAAAATACTGGGCTGCGTTTTCAACGCCATACGCCTGCGCCAGACCAGAAGAAAACGCGTGAATAAGCCCCCGCGCTCGTTGATTAAGTTGCATATAAATCCCTCGCGTTGACGCGATTAATAAATAAAAATTTTTGTGTAACGTTTAACTGCGGGAATTTAAATTACAGGAATTTAAAGCCGCCTTTTTTCTGCTTATCGCCAAACTGACGTTTTGGCAGCTGCGTGACTTTATTATCCAGCTTGCCGAAATTTTTCACGATATTGCCAATATTGGCGTGCAGGTCGGCAAACTCTTCTGTATCCACCACGTCTTTAATGGTTTCCACATCACCGGCAGTTTGTTCCAGCTTCTCTTCAATCGCCGACACGCGCCCTTCAAGGTCATTCAGCGCATTAGCGATAACGGTTAACTTATCGTCGTCGGTCGGTTTTTCTTCCACCGGCTCTTCTTCAAACTGTTTGCCTTTCGGCTTAATACCAAAAAATTGCTGCCACGGTGTTTTCATATTTTTTTCCTGGGTGATTTTCCCTTTTTCAGTCATTACGCAGGCGTAATAACCCTGTTTCGATAAATTGCGTTCAGAAAAACGCAGCCTTGTAGTGCCAACGCTGGCCGGGCAGTCAGTCACTGCCAGCCCTTTAAGATACGTTCGCCCGCTTCCCCGCCAGTTCTCTTCCGGTTCGATGGAGAAATAAACCATCTGCCCTTCGCGGTTTGAATAAATAAGGTTCATATTCGGGCTTATTTTGGCGTAAAGCCGGGCTAACCCGTCCTCGCCGTCCTGCCACATAACTTCAAGCACTGAACCAAAATTACCCCAGTCGCGGCTGTGCTCGGGCCAGATTAATGCGCCGTAATGGTTAACATCGTATGTTTCGGCCATATCGATGATCCATTCCCGGTAAATCTGCCTTTCGTCTACCGTATCCCCTTCGGTGGCAATACATAGCCAGTCTGTTTTTAAATGAGACTGCGACATACTTCCCCTTATGCCTGCCTTGTGATTGCGAAACTGATTATTACGAAATAAACCCGACGCTGCACGCCGCTTTATTCTTATCAGTTCGGATATAACGCCTTTCCCGAATAACAACGAAAACCCGACGCCGTTTTATATAAAAGACGCAGGCATAATAAAGGCTATGGCTAAATACTCAGACGAATTAAAAGGCGTTGTACGCTCGCTTTATTTGCGCCGTTATACGCCGAAAGAAATTGCATCAGAATTAAATCTGCCGAATGCGCGGATCGTTTACTACTGGGCGGAAAAACACGGCTGGGCGGACATGCTCAGTATTGAAAGCACAGAGGACGCGATTGAACGCCGCTACCAGCTGCTTGTCGGGCGGGATAATAAATCCGACCACGATTTAAAAGAGCTGGATATGCTTATCGCCCACGCCACAAAACTGCGGGCGCAAAGCAACAAGCACAAAGAGAAGATGGCAACCGGCCATGATGGCCAGCGTGCAGCTGCGCCAGCGGACGGTGACGACGAGCAGCCAAAGCGCAAACGCAAGTATAAGAAAAACGATATTTCCGCACTGACAGAGGACGATTTTAACGCCTGGGCAGATGAGCATCTTTTCGGGTATCAGAAACACCTGCGCGCCAACATCGGCCAGCAGGTACGCAACATACTCAAAAGCCGCCAGATCGGGGCGACCTGGTATTTTGCGTTTGAAGCGTTTGAAAACGCTGTGCTTACCGGCGACCCGCAAATCTTCCTTTCGGCATCGAAGGCGCAGGCGGAGGTTTTCCGCTCCTATATCGTCAACATTGCGGAGCAGTATTTCGGCATCACGCTGACCGGCAACCCGATCCGCTTAAGCAACGGGGCAGAGCTGCGCTTTCTTTCCACCAACAAAAACACGGCGCAGTCGTACAGCGGCCATCTGTATTGTGACGAATATTTCTGGGTGCCGAACTTTGCCAGGCTTAATGAAGTGGCCTCCGCGATGGCCACCCATGACAAATGGCGCACTACCTACTTTTCCACCCCATCGGCCAAAACGCACCAGGCTTACCCGTTCTGGACAGGCGAGGAATGGAAACAGGGCAGCAAAAAGCGCGCCGCCGTTGTCTTCCCGTCCTTTGATGAAATGCGCAACGGCGGGCGACTCTGCCCGGATGGCCAGTGGCGCTACATCATCACGATGGAAGATGCGATCGCGGGCGGGTTCAACCTGGCCAACATCGACAAGCTGCGCAACCGCTACAACCCGACCACGTTCAACATGCTTTATATGTGCGTGTTTGTGGATAGCAAGGACTCCGTTTTCAACTACGCCGACCTTGAAGCCTGCGCCGTTGAAACAGAGAGCTGGCAGGACCACAAACCGGACTCGCCGCGCCCGTTCGGTGATCGGGAAGTCTGGGGCGGGTTCGACCCGGCCCGCAGCGGGGATTTTTCCTGTTTCGTTATCGTGGCGCCGCCGCTTTACGCAGTCGAAAAGTTCAGGGTTCTGCGGGTGTTTAACTGGAAGGGGATGAACTTTCGCTGGCAGGCCAAGCAGATCGAGCAGCTTTTTAAAAAATACAACTTCACCTACCTGGGCGTTGATGTAACCGGCATCGGCCAGGGCGTCTTTGACAACATTCAGCATTTTGCGCTGCGTGTTGCCGTGGCCATTCGCTATGACCGCAACACTAAAAATCAGCTGGTACTTAAAGCCGCTGACGTGGTGGAGAGCCAGCGCATTGAATGGGATAAGGATTTAAAAGAGATCGCAGCCAGCTTTATGGCCATTCGCCGCACCACCACGCAGGCCGGTGGCGCAATGACGTTTGTTGCAGACCGCAGCACGGATACCGGCCACGCCGAGGCGTTCTGGGCCATCGCGCACGCACTGCATAACGAACCACTTAACTACGAAAACAAACCGAAGTCGCGTTGGAGGCTACGACAATCAGCATGAAAAAAGGACATAACCGCGCTGCAAAGCGCCAGGGTAAAAACGAACCGGCGCGCAAAATGAGTATTTTACGTTTTGGCAAGCCAGAACCGGTACTGACCACCGGCACGGATTACCGTGATGTGTGGTACGACAACGACGCGCAGCATTACACGCTACCGATTGACCGCCTCGCGCTGGCGCAGCTTATCAACCTGAACGGCCAGCACGGCGGCATCATTCACGCCCGCAAAAATATGGTTTTATCGGATTACCTCGGCGGCGGACTGTCACGCGATGATATGGAGGCGAGCGCCTTTGATTTTCTGACGTTCGGCGATGTGGCCATTCTGAAAGTGCGCAACGGCTGGGGCGATGTGGTAGAGCTTGCTCCGCTGCCGGGCCTGTATACGCGCCGCCGCAAAACGGGCGAATTTGTCGTTCTGCAGGACGGTGAGCCGATTGTTTACCAGCCGGAAAATATTATTTTCCTCAAGATGTACGACCCGCAGCAGCACATTTACGGCCTGCCGGACTATATCGGCGGCATCCATTCCGCATTACTTAACAGTGAAGCGGTGATTTTCCGACGCCGCTATTACCACAACGGCGCGCATACGGGCGGCATTCTTTACACCCGCGACCCCAGCCTTACCGATGAGATGGAAGAAGAGATTGAACGCCAGCTGCGTGACAGCAAAGGGATCGGCAACTTTTCCACCATTCTGGTAAACATCCCAGGCGGCGATAAAGAAGGCGTGCAGTTTATCCAGATGGGCGACATTTCCGCGAAAGATGAGTTTGCCAGCGTGAAAAATATCAGCGCCCAGGACGTGCTAAACGCTCACCGGTTCCCGGCAGGGCTGGCCGGTATCATTCCGCAGCAGGCCGCAGGGCTGGGCGATGTGGAAAAGGCGGAGCGGATTTATAAAAAAAGCGAGGTGGCACCCGTTCAGCGCCGGTTTATGCAGGCGGTAAACAATGATCCAGATGTGCCGGAAAGGCTGCACCTTAATTTTGATTTAAGCTACGCGGACGCGGCGCGGGAGAGTGCATCTTGAAGCGAAACGGGTTAAAATCCAGGCATATTTTGACAGCTGGAGCATGGAATATGCGCGTTTTGAAAATTGAATGCCCGGAGTGCGGCTCTAAAGCTGTTATTCGCAAGACTAACCGCAAACACAGAGACATTTCAGATATTTATTGCGCCTGTGCTGACGTGGAATGCGGTCATACTTTTGTTATGAATCTGACCTTTTCCCACACACTCAGCCCAAGCGCGAAAACCGGCGATGCTATGGTTCAACAAATTTTAAGTACGCTATCGCCGGTACAGAAACAAATGGCGCTGGATTTATTGAAAGCCGCGCCTGCCGCGTGAGTCAAAAGACCCCCTATCTTGGGGGTTTTCTTTTTTTTGGGGAACGTCATGGCGCATTGCTTCCACCATTTCGTTAATCCATAACAAAGCAATCTGCCGCTCTCTGGCACTACTTTCATTGACGCAAACATATTTCGCAATAAGTTCAATACGTTCCAGAGTCTCAGACTGCTCTAACAAATCCATCATTCCCCCCTTATGAAACACTGTACATATAAACAGTATAGTACCTTAAAACTGTTTGTTAACAATGATTTCATTCAGTAACTATTAAAAAAATGCACAGCAATTTTCACAGGCTTAAGACCAACCCGGCCAAATCTCGCTTTCTAGCTGTGATTTTCGTTCCCGCAGCTCCCCGTTGCGATAAATCAGGGTTCTGCCAGCGCCTAGTGACAGGCCACTACCCCGAATCAGCAAGTCGACTTCCAGATCGCTGCCATCGAAACCGCGCCTTTGAAGTTCTATCGTTAATCGTCGGCGGGTTCCCCCCGTACAGTTATTGACAGAACTCCAAGGGGAATTAAGGTCAAGGTCAAAACCTGCCTCCGCTGCCGCTTCGGCCAACTTCGGCACCTTCTCCCACTTCACCAGACGCGTGCATACTTCGGAACCCGGGATCAAAGGCGAGTAGATTCCCTGGATGCGCTGCACGTCCTCCGCGTATTCGTTGCCCTGTTCGGTGATTTCATAGGCGAGGCGGACAATCAGATCGCGACGGGCGACCAGTGGCCCGCCCTGCGCCTGGGTATAGGAAGCCCAGCACCCCACGTCAGCCGCCGCCAGTACGGCGTCCATCCGGCTATCTGTCAGACGTTGATCGCGCAGGCGGCGCAACTCGCGCCAGACCGTTACCGGCGCACCGCCAATCTGCTGAAACTGACGAATACGCCAGCGTGACGCCCAGGCGGAAACGGCTTTAGCCATATCCCGCAGGTTCTCCCCGGTCTCTTCATCCTTTTCGCCATCAAGCGCGAAGCCGTCGATATTTTTGGAAATATATTTAGCGATGTAGCCGGTAGCAGAACCTAACTCATGATCGATAGGCTCAACGTGAAAACGCGCCTTAAGCGCGTGCGGTGACTGTAGTTCCTCAGAATCAGCTATGCGGGCGTGATAGCAAATAATATCCCGCACTGTGTCCACATCCTGCGGGCGCATAAACAAGAGCATGTGCCAGTGCGGCGTCCCGTCGTGATGCGGCTCCACCACGCGAAAACCAAAAATATGGATGCCAGCACGGGAAATAGCGGCGCGGGCTTTCGCCCAGACGTTACACAGATAGCGCTGCGTGTCCTGCGGGTTACAGCCATTCCACTGGTCAACAAAGCCGCCCTTGCTGTGCACGGCGTGGTAACGGGACGGCGCGGTGATGGTATAGAACTCACCTGCCAGCCCCATTTCGTCCGCGATATCTTCAAAACCGCGCATACGCACCATCAGTTCACAGCGACGGATCGCCGGGTTTGCGACGCTGCGGTGTACCATGCTGTCGAGTGCAATGCGCTGGCCTTCTTCATTCTGAAGGTCGAACTTTTTAAAAAACTCCAGATTGCGCTTTTTCTGTTCCACCCATTCGCCCAGCGTCTTGCGGGACACATAAGCGCTGGCCGCTTTCTGAACCTGCCCCACGGCTATGGCCAGATGCTCACGCTGAAGATCACGCGCACGCTTCAGGCGCAGATACCACCATTCCGGGGCCATCATTCGTAACATGCCGGAATGCGCCTGGCGCTCTGTCAGCTTGTCGGCCATCAGCGCCCCCCAGTAAGGTGCGGTGAAGTTAATCATCATGACCAGTTCACCCAGGTGGACGAAAGATAAACCGGCACGCCTCGCCAGCTCCTTTTCGTCCTTGGTAAAGCCGTCGAAACTATCCGTAAAATCACATAAGGCTTTTGTCAGCCAGGAGGCAATCTGGCCAGCCAGTTTTTTCAGGTCGGAACGGTCAAGGGATGGCAGGCTCTGAAGCAGTTTGCCGAACGGCAGATCAACCACATCAGCAGCCAGCTGGTATTGCGCGGCCACTTTGCGCAGACGTGGTAATACACTCTCGCCAATAGTCTGGCGTAAGAATGTATTAGCACGGCGACGCCCGTCGCTGGCTGCGTTAAACAGCTTTTCATAGCGGCGTCCGAAATACCCGGCTAACCAGTCGGGCATTTCGTGCAGGTACTGGGCGCGGAAGTCATGATCGGCAGGGTTTACCTGCCACAGCTTCCGCTCTGTCAGCGTTACATCACGCGGCACGCCAGGCGCAAAAAGCTCACGCCGCCATTTATTGACGGCGTGATGCTGGCCTAAAAGCTCCAGGCTCATGCGCTGGCCTCAAGCGTTACCGCTAGCGGAGATTTCAGGATCAGTTCAGCAGCAGTTTTCTGGCTACCAGCTGCGGCCCCGACACTGCGCGGCGCATTAACCCGGACATGCTCAAAGCCTGCATAAAGCAGACGCACCGTTTCAACATCACTGTTTGAAGCCACAACCGGCACGCCCTTTACTGCCAGCTTGCGCAGCTTGCGCGCCAGACGCCCGTGATCCATGTGGTCAAAGCCGGTTCCGTGATAGGCGGTGAAGTTTGCCGCCTCCGTCAGATATGGCGGATCGCAATAAACCACATCCCCTTCCCTGACCATGCCCAGCGTTTCCGAATAGCTCGCCGTGATAAAGGTGGCTCGCTTTGCCTTTTCAGCAAACGCCCGGATTTCATCGGCCGGAAAATATGGCTTTTTGTACTTGCCGAAAGGTACGTTGAAATGGCCGCGCCGGTTGTAACGGCACAGCCCGTTAAAACAATAACGATTGAGGTAAAGGAATTGCGCAGCGGCTTCCAGGCGGTCACTTCCCCCGCCACATGCGGCAATGTTGAAAGTCTCCCTTACCGCATAAAAAAACGTAGCCCGGCTATCAGCATCGCCCTGCATCCCGGCGCTAAAAAGTGACTCAAGCTCACCTAACAGCTCATCAGTGCGATAAGCCATCATTTTGTATAAATTCACTAAATCCGGGTTTACGTCTGCGATTAGATACTCGTCATAATCCGTATTCATCATGACGGCGCAGGAACCCGCGAACGGCTCAACCAGGCGTTTACCTTCCGGCAAGTGTGGAAGCAACTTCGGCATAAGGCGGGCTTTGCTGCCCACCCATTTAAGCGGGGTTTTGATGGTCATGCCCTGCCCCCTGTAGCGATGTAAACAAGCGCATCAAGTGGAGCCAGCGAACGAATGGATAAAACAGCCCACTCCTCAGCGTTCGGCATAACTTCATTAACCGGCAGAATATGAGTAATAACCGCAGCCCATTCTCTGCCGGTATAACGTCCATGCTTCCACTCACAAAGTGAAAGCACATCGCCAGCCTTGTAGTCCCGGTCATTTTTACGCAGCTCGGCCTTTTTCAGGCCAGCCACTACCTGATCCAAATATTTCGGGGCGATTTTGATTACGTGAACTTTTACTGCCATGCCGCACCGCCTTTACTGCTAATGGCTGCGGCCTCATCGCGGAGCAGCTCCACAATTTCGACGGCGCTTAAGCCTGCGTTTGCGGCGTGTGTGGCCAGCTTATCCAGGCGGGTAGAACAGATATTAGCGGCGGCGGCTTTACCTTCGCGGGTAGCCTTGTCCAGCAGGGCCAGCAGATCAGTACCAGCTTTATTAGTGGGCAAATCCTGACGAATCATTTTCATTTTGGTTTCCTCAAGGCAAAGGCATGCCCGGCCACGTCAAAGGTGGCCAGCGCATTGCCGGGTTGTTTAATGAATTACGGGAAGGGTTATTGCTGCTGAAAAGTTCGGGGCTGGCACCTGGTGAACAACGTAAGTGCGGCGCCACCACTCCTGGATCAGCGCTTTGATTTCTCCCACACCCAGCGCGCCCGCCGTGTAAAACGTGGCGCGAATACCAGCCAGGCTTTCAATCTGCGCCTCACGCCCTTCCGCCTCACGGTAAGCGCGGCACCAGAACGCCGCCTGAATGGCCAGCCAATGGCGCGAGCTGGTCAGATGTTCCGTGTCGTTGAAGAAAAACGGATGCAGGCCAATGCGCCCGCTTTCGTCTGTGCTTTTGGCCGTAAATGCGCGGGCGTAGTTCATCGGAACGCCCCATGCCTCCATTTCTTCGGCCAAACCTGCTTTATCTACCGCAATGATCGTCATAGCTCAGTTTCCTGCTTTGTTGTGCAGCTGCTCACGCTGCTCGATGAGTTGAAGAATGTGCGGTGCTATCACCATTTCCGGGCCGGACTTTACCGGCGCGCATGGCTTTACCTGGCGGTTAGCCGTGCGGCGGACAAAATCATCACGACGCAGCGAACCGAAACCGGCAAAAACATTGCGGGCCTGCTGAATGCCCAGGCGGATTTGCGCCATGCCGCGACTATCAACGCGGGCATAGAGTTCGCTCCAGCTGCACTTTGTAAGGTGGGAACCCAGCGAGACAGTGCCGGAAACAGAGGCAGCATGCAGAACCACGCCGCGCCATTCCGGCTGAAGCGAATCCCAGAAATCCGCCGCAGCGGAATGGCTGGGGTTTATTTGCTTGCGGATACGGGCAAGCCACTCGTTGTTATCAGCCACGGCGACCCCCTTTCAAATTGAACAGACGACGCCACAACGGGCGGCGCGGGCTGTGCCCGGTGAATTTGTAACGTGTGGCCGGGTTCCAGCGCTGGCCGTCCGGCAGCTCAATCCAGCCATGACTAAAGGCGTTAAGCTGCGGGCTGGGTGATTGTTCAGTCAGATAAGTAACGAAAGGTCGCATAGCGTTCCCCTCACATCAGGCCGCTGGCGCTGCCCGTCACGATATCGACGGCAGCGGCCAGAACAGGCGCGGAATGGATACGGTTTTCAACGGTGTAAGCCAGCAGGGAAAGGCTGCGGATAGCATCTCTGGCTTTATCAAGAATGTGATTGCGGCGGGCTGTGCTCATTTGCTCAGTACAAACAGCCTCACCGGCTATCGCTCCCACGCTGGCCGCAGCCGTCAACGCGCAAAGCTGCATATTTCCAGGCGTCGCGTTATTGATAGGCACAGATGGCTGACAATTTATCTGACGCAACAGGCCATCAAGGATTCGTGAATCCTCGGTGTAATCCGTAATAGCGATAAGTTCAGAAAGCGATAGCTGATGTGACTGTTCCGGGTTCAGCTTATGGCGCAGCGTTGCGGGCCGCATTCCAACAGCTTTGGCCACGTTGGTAAGATTGTGAGCTTGGGCAAAAGCGCGGCAAGCATCGTCAAGATAGTTACGTACTGAAACTTTGTAATCGTACATGATTCGCCGTTTCCTAATTGCTAGCCTGGATTACGCATTAAGCGAAATATCGCATTCGCTTAACGCTTGAATGGTGAGTGCGGCCATGTTGACTTCAACCAAACCGCGTTTTTGCGCACCCTTCGGCTTAATAGGTAATTTGCCGTATTCAATCAGGTTTCTAGCTGTTTCAAGCTTTGTACCAGTACGGCGGCAATACTCCTCTAAAGGCAGATACGGCTCGGGGATGACGATTGTAATGTTTGGACGCATAAGGCAAACTTCTCCGGTTATCCGATAGGTCAATATCGGTTTTTATGGGGCAATATTCGCAAAAAGCTACAACAACGGAGAGGCTAGATCGTAAAAAGCTAGAGAGCAAGCGTTTTCTCGTATTTTACGAAATCTTGATTAAATTATGAGCAAATTCTCTTTTGAGCAGATTGGCCATAGCAGCGAAGTGTTGGATCGAATCCTTGAGGCTTATGGCTTCACCTCAAAACTGATGCTGGCTGAACATTTTGATATGGCGTCAAGCAGCCTGGCCGGACGCTATAAACGCGGCGGTTTCCCCGCTGATATGGTAGTGAGGTGCGTAGCTGAAACTGGAGCTTCTTTAGAATGGATCGCTACTGGGCAAGGCAGAAAGTTTATTGATGAAGAAATAGACATTCTAAAAATGCCGCGCCGTAAAATTGTTGATGGTCTGCTTTATGACGCTGGTATGTACATGCTCGACAAGGTTTCTTTTTTACCTGGGAAACCCCTGCCGCTTAACAATCTTTGCGTCTTAGAAGGCGCGACTCATTACATAATTGATTGTCAGTTTAACGAAATATACGACGATGCTTGGTTAGTTGAGATTGAAGGTAAGGCAAGCGTTAGAACTCTTACACGCATCCCTATAAAAAAGGTTCGCGTAAGCGGGGTTGGAATGGCTTTTGATTGCAATATTGATGAAATAAAAGTCATTGGCCGCGTCGTCTTAACTATCAAATAATTTACGGAAATTATTATGTTTGATTACAAGTCAGCATCTAAGGATCAGCTTAAGGCAGAGATGAAACGCCTTGCTGCCGTTGTTTCAGATGCGCCATTCGGCACCAAGAAGGAATTTTTTCACCTTCCCGAAATTTTAAACTCTGGTGAACAGCCATTAGCAATCGCTAGCGGGATGATGGACGGCAACACATGGCTTATTACCCTCACAAATAAGCGAGTAATCTTCCTTGATAAGGGTATGTTTTTTGGAGTTAAACAAGTTGATATTAATCTCAATAGTATTGTGAGTGTTGGCGGTAAAACCGGGCTTTTGCTAGGTGAAATTATGATTTCAACAAGTGGCCAAAATTACACCATTAAGAATGTAATGAAGGGATCGGTAATTCCTTTTACTAACTTGGTAAATGAGACAAGGGAGACCTTGAACACCTCCGCTCAGCCACAACAAGCACCAAACAAAGCTACTCAAACTTTTGACGAGCAAATGTCGAAAATTGAACGACTGGCAGAAATGAAGGAAGAAGGGATACTCTCGGAAGAAGAATTTCAGCAGCAGAAACAACGCATTCTTAACGGTTAATTTATGCCAGTAAGAAAATTAGCTAATGGCCAATGGGTTGCTGATTTTTACACTGTAGACAGAAGCAACGGAAAAGATGGCAAGCGGGTTCGCAAAAAATTTGCGACGAAAGGCGAAGCTTTAGCTTTTGAAAATTACACGCTACAAAAAGTAGAGGATACCCCCTGGCTTGGCGAAGGGAAGGATAAACGCCGCCTTTCTGATTTGGTGCATCTCTGGTTTGAACGCCACGGCATAACTCTGCGAGATGGCGAAAAACGTAAAAGCTCCATGCTTTGGGCCGCTGAATGTATGGGTTCACCTTTAGCCACTGAGTTTACAGCCCAGCTATTTACCACTTATAGGGCTAAAAGGCTTGAAGGCCATTTTGCCCGAACAAAACGCGTAACGCAGGTTTCGCCCCGCACAATGAATTTGGAACACGCTTATTTTCTTGCCGTGTTTAACGAACTCAAAAGGCTGGGCGAGTGGGATGCTCCGAATCCTTTAGAAAATGTTCGCCAGTTCAGAACTGACGAAAGCGAGATGGCTTATTTAACCAGCGAGCAGATAGACCTGCTCTTAGAAGAGTGCCGCCGTAGCTCCGCTAAAGATCTGGAATTGATAGTCAAAGTTTGCCTTGCCACCGGCGCCCGCTGGGGTGAAGCCGAAAGATTGAAACGCAGCCAGTTATCAGCAGGCAAGGTGACTTTTATAAAAACGAAGGGCAAGCGTAATCGCACTATTCCAATAGATCCCGAGCTTATTGCAGAACTGCCTAAAAAAAGTGGGGCCATATTTGCCCCTTGTTACTATGCCTTTAGGTCAGCTCTTGAGCGGGCCGGAATTGAGCTGCCAGCGGGCCAGCTTACACACGTTTTACGTCATACCTTTGCGTCACATTTTATGATGAACGGCGGCAACATTCTGGTACTTCAAAAAATCCTTGGTCACACAGATATAAAAATGACGATGCGCTATGCCCACTTTGCGCCGAACCACCTGGAGGAAGCCTTGAAGTTAAACCCTTTAAGGTGTCGCAAAAGTGTCGCATGA